TACGAAGGCTGGGGAACAGCTCTAAAACCAGCTATGGAATTATGGACTCTCTGCCGCAAACCTCTCGAAGAAAAAACGGTGGCTCAGAATGTTTTGAAATATGGAACAGGTGGGATAAATATTGATGGGTGTCGGGTAGAGGGAACTGATGAAATACCAACATTTACACGAGATTTAACAAATGCTCATGGAAATAATTTTGGTGCTGGAACAAAAATACCAACTAAATCAAATGGAGTAACTGGACAAGGCAGATTCCCAGCAAACCTAATCCACGACGGAAGTGATGAAGTGGTAGAGGGGTTTCCAGAAAACACACAAAGATTTTTTTACACAGCCAAGGCTTCAAAGAGCGAAAGGAATAAAGGATTGGAGGGGTTTGAGGAGAAGGAGAAATATAAACTTGATAACTCTGGTAATTCGCACGAAATACATTCTAAAAACAACAAGCGAGTTAACCCTAAAACTGGAGTATTGGAAGAAAGAAAACCAACTGACGGAAAGAGCAAAAATTCTCACCCAACGGTAAAACCAGTAGCTCTAATGCGATACCTCTGCCGACTCATCACTCCAAAAGGTGGAACAATTCTCGACCCATTTGTCGGAAGTGGTACGACTGGAATCGGGGCGAAGTTAGAGGGATTTGATTTTATCGGAATTGAAAGAGAGGAAGAATATTGTAAAATTGCAGAGGCGAGAATCAATGCACTAGAACCAAGACTTTTATAATTCTATTTTATGCCCCACACAATAGAAGAAAGACCAGCTAGAATAAATCATTAAACCCATTTATTATGGATACATTAACAGGAGAAATATATTACGATGCAAAAGAGATTTTAGAAGCCATAAAAAACGGCGACATAAAAAACCCGAATGTAGTTGCTGCTATTCCTGATGGAGTAGTAAGAGAGCTGGAATGTATGAATCAAAATGAGCGTGTTAAATGGTGGGAGAAAAACAATAAGAAGGCAATTATATCTGGGTGGATTTCTATATGCTGTAAAGCTAAAGTAATTAAATGGTTGACTGGGTTTGAATGTACTAAATGTCACAAGAAAGACGTGAAAGTTCTATCTTCCTAACCCCACCAACTAAACTCACTAAACTATGCCCCACACAATAGAAGAAAGACCGCCTAGAATAAAATATTAAAAAAATGAAAACACTAGATGAAATCACGAATTGGAAAGACATGATTGGTAATGTTATGAATACTGATTGCTTGGAGGCGATGAAGTTGATCCCAGACAATTCGATTGATTTAGTTCTGACTTCTCCACCTTATGATAATTTGAGAGATTACGAGGGATATTCTTTTAATTTTAAAGAAACTGCTAAACAAATTGAACGAGTATTAAAACATGGAGGTGTGTGTGTTTGGGTTGTTGGAGACGCTGTTGTAAATAATTCAGAAAGTGGAACAAGTTTTAAGCAAGCACTTTATTTTAAAGAAATTGGATTAAATTTACACGACACAATGATTTATGAAAAAAATGGTTCACCATACCCAGAAAAAAATAGATATTATCAATGTTTTGAGTATATGTTTGTTTTTTCAAAAGGAAAACCAAAAACAGTTAATCTAATATCAGATAGGAAAAATAAATGGTCTGGGAGTTGGGGGAACAGAAGCGTAAGAAATAAAGCAGGAGAATTAAAAGCAGGAGAAAAAATCGAGTGTAATGAATTTGGAGTTAGATTTAATATTTGGAGAATAAATAATGGTTTTGGTTTTAGCTCAAAAGATAAAATTTCACATCAACATCCAGCAATATTCCCAGATAAACTAGCGCAGGACCACATCAAAAGCTGGAGTAACGAAAGAGACTTAATTCTCGACCCATTTCTCGGAAGCGGAACTACCGCCAGAGCTTGCAAAGATTTAAGCAGGCGTTTTATCGGAGTTGAAATTTCAGAAAAATACTGCGAGATAGCAGAAGAAAGATTATCTCAAGAAGTTTTATTTTAACCATGACCAACACCCTCCCCTCGTTTATGAATAAAGAATTTACCTTCATCCAGTTCGCAAGAGAGAGTATGAGGTTTTGGAAGATTCTAGGATTCCAAGTTTTCAACCCTGTCGCAATAATTAAATCTTACAGAATATATAAATCTAAATTATGAAAAAAGAATATACAACATTCCGCTACATCAGAGGCACAAGATACGATATTGCTTTGACAAAACGAGTCGAAGGAATGCCGGGATTTGCACCAGAATATCGAGAAACTGATGTTTGTAAAATTTGTGTGAAGTATTTAGGTAGTGAACCCCCGTTTGTTCAGTTTTTTGGTGAACCACCAAATTTAGAGATTGATGAAGTCAAAGAAATATTAACGCTTCTGAAAAGAGGATTTGTTAAAACAGACTTTAAATTATTATGAACATAAAAAACATCTTCTCGAAGCCAGAACAAAAAATACACATAGAAGACATCGCTGGGAATACACTGAGGACTAAATACCGCCCCACCCTAATCAAAGCCCTCCAGAATAACTTTGGATGTAATACTGAGTGCGAAGGATACTGTATGAAGGCTAAACAGATAGAAACTTGGGACGAGGAAGGTGTGAGGAGGGTGCGGAAATTATGCGAACTCGTTGTTAAAATTGATAATAAATAAGATGCAATTCATTAAAAGAATAATCTTCGCCTTAATCTGCTCAACAATAAGCCTAACTTTCGCGTGGCTAGTTTACGAGATTGGAGAAACAGATTTTCCCATTTGGCTAACTCTCTGGCTAGGGATTGTATGCTTAGTTATCTGCGTACTGTCTGGCTGGATATCATTCTTTGCTTTCACTGATGATTTTGAAGAATGGTTAAATGAATTCTCTTAAAATTGATAATAAATTAATCCCCAAAATATGAATAAACTACTATCGAACTGCTGCCAAAAACCAGTAAGAACTGCTTGGAGCCAAGACTTTGGAGACGAACCAAAAGGGAAAAAACCTCCAGCAGGTGCTACCTGTTTTATGATTTGCGATGGTTGTAACAAAGTGTGCGACACTCACGAGGATTCTGACATACATTACGAAAACTTAAATCATGTTAAACTATAATAAATGAATGAAGCACGCACAGAAACCCGAGCAGAAAAACGTCGCCAAAGGAGAGCCTACGGTTTCGGCGGGGAAAAGGCGATCAAGAAAGGCAAGTACCGCCAGAGAAACGCTGTAGATGGTCAGGTGAATTGGTGCATGACACTTTGGGGACGATACGCTGCCGGCAAGAAACTCGACGAACTAAACCTTGATGAGTTTTTTGAAACAAACAAAGCAGAATTTGCTCCTGAAGTGGCAATCGAGCTGAAAGGAAGAATCGGAGTTTTGATTGAAAATCAGAGGATTATGGACGAGCAAGCGTCCGCTAAACCAATCAAGCAATGAATTTAGATTTTAGATTTAAAAAGAACGAAAAAACAGAATATTGTGATATGTGGATGGTAAAAGTTCCAGGACATAAAAAATGGTTTGGAACTACAATGTGCCATCACAATTCAACAGAAGCAGCAAAGCAATTCCTGACTAAAATAGTAAAAACATTTATGGGCAAACAAGCGGCGGAGAAACCAATTAAGCAATAGTTCATTAACCCCTTTATTTATGTCTGACGACACAACAGCTACTCCAGCTGCGACAGGAGAACCAAAAAAACAAGTCGACCCTTCAGAACTCCAACCGCAGGACGCAATCTCGGAAAAAATCTTTGAACTCAGAGATGAAATCAAAGTATCAGCAGACAGCACAAAAGTGTTCGCTGATAAATTAAAAGACGGTACTTATCTTGTTGGTCAAGATTCAGACAACGGAGAGATGATCGCCAACTCAATTCTTGCTTTCCGCCACCTCGAAGATGCAGCAATGCGACTCGGGAAAGTCATGCAAGCAAAAAATGGTGGAGTTTCTATTCTGTCGAAATAATCACTTTCGGGACTAGCCGAAAGTGATAAAAAGTGTCCAAATCGTGGGCAAGGGGTGAGTGAGCTACAAACTCGCAAGCCCCACCCACAAAAATTATGAACACCCTCCAAGACCTAAAGACCGCAATAGATAAAATCGCCAAGGAAATCGCGCCTGATTTCGAATTCGAATACATCCTCGAAGAGAAAATGGTCAAAGCCGTTGTGAAAATAAAAGTCGGTGGTGAAGATGTAAAAGCCAGAAGTAAATTTTACCTCGAAGAATTGCGAGATTATTACAAACAAACCGAATTTATCCAACAAAATATCTCAATAATGGTGGACTACCTCCGAGATGAAAAAGAGTTGACTGGTGCGCAGCGTGGAGACGTAAAAGCAAAAGTAGAAGAGATTGGAAGAGAATATAATCTAAGGTCAGAAGAAAAAGCAATGCTCAGAAAAGAACTCGTACACTCTGCAGCAAGATTAAATCAGGATAAAAAGTTGGATAGTTTAATGACGAAATGAATAAACCAATTAAGATTCCCGAATGGAAGAAAAACTTTAGAGAGCTAACAAAGCGTTCTCAATATATTGAGTACTCGAGGATTGAAGAATTTATCGGAAAAGAGATTGAGAAGGCAAAGGTTAAAGGTAGGAATGATGTCTGGTGTGTTAAGCTGTGGATGAAATTAAAAAAGTTTTTTAAGACTTGATTTCCTAATTGCATCGGTTATAATAAAAGCATGGTAGTAAAACTAGGAAGACCGTCGGACTTTACAGAGGAAATTGCTGAGAAGATATGTGAGATGATAGCTTCAGGAATAAGCCTTAGAAAAGTTTGCAAAAAAAATAAAATGCCACACATTGCTACTGTAATGCGATGGTTGCTTAAGAAGGAGAACAAAGGATTCCGCGAACAATACGAATTAGCCTGCAATACTAGAGCTGAATTAATGTTCGATGAATTGGAAGAGATAGCTGATACAAAAGATGATAAGGAAAGTCCAAATAGATCAAGACTCAGAGTTGATACAAGAAAATGGTATCTCTCAAAGGTTCTACCAAAGAAATTCGGAGACAAGCTTGATCTAACAACAAAAGATAAAGCACTACCATCACCAATTTATGGAGGGATTTCAAGACACGACGGCGACAAAGAAGATATTCCAGCTGAGGAAAAGAATTAGAGCTGTAGCTGGTGGTACTTCTGCTTCAAAAACAATCTCAATTCTCGTCTGGCTTATTGATTACTCTCAGAGCCACCACGACAAGATTGCAGATGTTGTCTCTGAGTCGTACCCGCATCTCGAGAAAGGTGCGATGCTTGATTTCGAGTCGATAATGAAAGCGCAGAATTATTGGGATGACAATCGGTGGAACAAAACGAAACACGTTTACACTTTTGAGACCGGGACAAAACTAAGTTTTATTTCGGTTGATACTTATGGAAAAGCTCATGGTCCGAGAAGAGATGTGCTTTTCATCAACGAGGTGAATAATCTCACTTACAAGATCGTCGATCAGCTCATCATTCGAACTCGTGAGACAATTTGGCTTGATTGGAATCCAACAACAGAGTTTTGGTTTTACTCCGACATGCTCAACCAAAGGCACGATATTGATTTTCTCACTCTAACTTATCTCGACAACGAAGCTCTCGATGCAAATACTATTTTCGAAATAGAAACTCACAAGAATAATAAGATGTGGTGGACGGTGTACGGGCTCGGACAACTCGGTGAACTTGAAGGAAAGATCTACAACGGTTGGAGTCTGATTGATTCCGTTCCTCACGAAGCAAGACTGGAACGGCGTGGCTTAGACTTTGGTTTCACAAATGATCCTTCTGTTTTGATGGACGTTTATCGCTATAATGGCGGGTTTATTCTCGACGAGGTAATGTATCAAAGAGGGATGAGCAATAAATCTATCGCTGACACAATCAAAGCTGATGATTTAGCTATTCAGCAAACAGCTTTAGTTGTGGCCGACAGCGCAGAGCCAAAGAGTATCGAGGAAATGCGACAATACGGGATCAGCATCATCGGGGCAGCCAAAGGTCAGGGGAGTGTGATGCAGGGGATTCAATACGTTCAAGGGCAGCGGATAAGCTTGACCAAAAGAAGTCTCAAAACAATCAAAGCGTACCGAAACTATATTTTCTTGGTGGACAAAAACGGTACTGTACTCAACGAGCCAGATGATACGATCCACGAGTGGAGTAATTCGATGGACGCTGTTCGATACGCTATCAATTCATTCAAGCCGAGTGCCGGAGAGGACAATTCCCAAGCGTGGGCTGACCAACTAACAGTTTGATCGATGACGAAAAACAACCGATTAAGAAAACAGAGGATGACATCTTCTTCGAGAAGCAGCAAGATGATTGGGCAGAGTTGGAGAGTGTGTGATAAAATAAATAAAATAACCCAATCTTATGCCAGACGAATTACCATACGCACTCGTAGTCCAAAAAAGAAACGAACGCTTTGTATTTGCTGGGTGTGTAGTCGGCATTGACAACGGAGCAGTCGGACTCACTAAAGCAAAACTAATCGTCTCAAGCAGATACCCGGCGGATGTGGTAGCCAACGGCATCGGGTTCAGCAAAATACATCCAGCGTATCTCTCAATCACAAAAGAAATACCACAAATTGACATCAGCGAAGCCAAGACAATCATATTCCCAGACAAGAAAACTCAGGAAATGATTGAGCACCACCCAGACACAGGCGAAGAATATTTTTATGAGAAGGAGGAGAAGAAGGTGGAAAAGAAAGTTGACAAAAAGTAGTTCAACATTTACCATTCCCTCAGCACGCTACACTCTAGCGTATGGCAGAAGATACTCTATACCCCGAAGCAAAACCCGCTGAGACATCAGCCATCAATCCTCTGGCGAAGGATTTTTTGAAAGTCTATCAAGATTACCAGAACACATACTCAGACAAACTTCAAGAGAAAAGAAATTTGGAAGATTTGGAAGATGGCATCGCAAACACTGACGACCCGAAAATATCTAACAAAAGAACAAATACCTCATTACCTCACAAGGTTCTCTACAACATCCTCAAGCAACTCGACATCCCAACTATCAAAATGAAATCAGGGAGTATGACTGAAGCGGAGCTCGCGATAACTCAGTCGCTTTTTGAAGACGGTCTTGAGAAGTGTGGCTGGCGTAAGGTGCTGACAGACCGCAAGAATGGAGCCTACAAAGAATACATGGGAACAGGAGACTCAATCATCGGGTTTGGAACATCACAAGACAAATTCCCCTTCTCTTTTTGGAACGTGGACTTCAACAGAACTGGCGTGAATACGGAGGCGAATCAAATGTTCAACCCTGGAAGCGAGAAGGAAGTTCGAAAGCTCACTACAATCAAAGAATATCAAAACTCTCAATTATTCTCGATGTTCCCAGAACTTGACGGCAAAGTTACCATCGGTGCGCTGCCGACGGTAGGAGCAGATGGTTCGGTAGATACTAACCAAACAGAGGAGCAAAAGGTCGTCACCAAGCTAAAAAGAACTCAGTACGCTTATGCTTATGATTTGGATTATCAGGCGGAAGACGGTGAGAGAGGGCTGTATCAAACATTCGCAGGAAAGAATCTATTCGTTCACAAAGAATTAAGCGGAAAGAATTACCCTTGGCGTGACCGCGACGGCAATCCAACCAAACCGTTCGGACACCTTGTTTGCTTCACTCGCAGCAAGGGATTTGTGAATTATGGAATCTTACAAATCGTTTACAAGCTCGGTGAGATGCACAGGACTCTCATGAACATGGGGATTACTTACGCTCTTTCAAACTCAAACCCGGTTAGAATCGTAGCCACTTCTCAATCAGAGGGTGAGTTTGCCGGCAACTTCACCCGGGCGCAGCAACGAGGCAAGGATGGAAAGGTGCCAATTATGGTCAACAGGGACGGCAAAGAGTTCGGCGGTGTCTCGACGCTCCAAAGCAATCCGATTATCAATGAGCTCAATGCCACACTTGAACTGATGGAGAAAGATTTGGCGCAGATGGGATTCAACGTGAACGACACAGTTACTAGCGGAGCCAAGACTCTCGGTGCGTTGCAGCTCGAAGTGGCGGCATCGACAGCACTCATCATCTACATCCAAAAAGAAAACAGCGATGCGAAAGAGCGGTTACTTCAGATGTTCGTTGACTCTCTCCGTGAAAGCAAAAAGGACTACAGCGACATCACACTCTCGTCGAATATTCAGGTTCGAGATGCAGAAGGAAACTTGCAGGAACTAGGAGGAATGCCAGAGATTGACGAGACAGGGGAAATCGTCAAGGTAGGAAACAAGATAAAAGCAGCGAGACCGTGGACGTTGCAAGACCTCAAAGAAATGTTCATCAAGCACGAAGATATTGACATCGAGGTGAAAGGCGGAGTCCAAAACAATCCAGTGCTTGAAGATAACGTACTACAAAGTCTCATCAACTCATCCGATCCGACATCAAAAGCAGCGGCTATGTTCCGAGGAGCACGAGCGAGAAATCTGGGACACAATGTCAGAGATGAAGACTTCTCACCCGGTAGTGGAATGCCACAACAGGCAGCTCCGGCGGGCGCGGCGACTCCGCCCACCCCAGCAGATAACTTCGCACAGCAATTATGAAATCCCTAAAAAATATGTTCGAAACTATCCGTAAGCTGTATAAAAATCGCTTGCAAAGATTCTCGATGTGTGCCACAGTTTCAGAGGAAGCAGCACTCACTGAGGAAGAAATAATCCTCGGAAGTAAGCAAAAAGCGCAGGAATTAGGCATAAGGTTCAGACATTTTGAAAACGATGAGAGCTTTTTAGAAGATGCTTTGACTTTTGGCTTTATTCACCGCAAACTACTTGTGAAAGCAAACTACTCGTTTGAAGAGGTCGTCAAAATTGTCCGAGAGGCAATGGGTGAACGAAACAGATTCCTCCGAGAATGTTGGAATAGTACACCAGACTCAGTGAGACAAGCGGTACAGAAAATAGTAGAAACGGACGCTCCTTAAAGTAAAAAGCACGCTAGATAGTCGATGAAGGAAACTAAAGATTAGGCTTATGTGTCCATTTAGCGTGCGCACCTCTAAAATCATGATTTAGTTTCCCCCACCGGTTATCACCGGACTTTTAACATCTCATCATGACTCCACCTAACGAAGGTGCCGAACCTGCAAAGGTCGCCACCGAAGTAGCGGGACAGGTTCCCGCTACAGAACCAGCACCAGCGGAACCACCACCTCCGGTATCAGCCGAAGACCTCCAAAAGGAACTCGCGCCGAAACCGGAAACTCCACCTCCTGCGGAAGACCCACAAGTAACTTCCGATAGGAATACGAGAGCAGCCAAGTTTAATCTCCAAATCACTACCAACCTTAAATCGGTAGAAAAGGCGGTAGCAGAAGGAAAAACACTTGATGAAGCTCTCGAAGGAGTTCCACAACACTTGCAAGGAAAAATTCGCAAGGTTGCCGAGGGTGAACCGATTGACGAGAAGAAGCAAACTGATCCAGCTGCAATCGCAGCAGAAGTAGCAGGTCAGACGATAGCGTTGAATGACGCAAATCGAACGCTTCTCGCAGCCATTGAAAGTAATGGTCTCAACATAGCGACCGCGGATGCGAAAGCCTCACGCGACTCCCTAATAGCTGATTTCCACAGATTACTTCAAGGCAACAGTCCGGCAGAATCCGCCAAATATGCAATGTTGAACGCTGGAATAGTCAACAAGGCTAGCGAAGCAGCAGCATATCAAAGCGGAGTCAACGATGCCAATAAAGGTGTTCCTCCTCCTGGTCAGCCAGGAACTTCCCCGGCAGGAACTCCGCCACCAGGTCAAGAGCCTTCGGAAGAAGACATCAAAACGATGGACTTCGATAAACTCAGAGGTATTGACCAGGTAGCAACCAAAAAGGCAGCCGCAGCAGCACCGTTAATTGTTCCAAACTCAGGTCAGGGCAATCCAAACGTGGTGTAACGGTAGGGGAGGCACGCTAATAGCACGCGTAACCCCCCTCTAATCATGACCAATACACTTACTGGCGGTTATCAGACTAAAATGTCGTTGACCGTCCAAAGATACTTGGAAAAGGTTGCAGTTTTTCGCAAACTCGCCTCTTTCCGTGAGGAATCAGTCCTTACAAAGGGTGTTTCAGTAAATCGCCCTTACCGCTCTGGATTTACTCTCGAAGATTATGTAGCCAACACTGATGTCACAGCTAGTGACACTTCTTTGACGGCTTCTACTCTCACCGTGGATAACTCCAAAGCTGTCAGAATCAACATTGACCCAGTGGAAGATGTCCAGTTGATGACAAATCCTGACTCTCTCCGTGCTCTCTACGGTCCGCGTATGGCTTACGTCCTCTCAGATACTCTCGACCGAGATTATTTCGACGAAGTAGACAACGCTGGGCTTGGGCTTGACGAGTCAGACTTCCTGTCTGGTTCTTCCGCTCTTGATCCGATTGACCTCGATACCGTCCCGGCTGAGGAAGTGTGGCTTGATGCTTACGCTGAACTCGGTGGAAATAACATCGGTGCTGGTGGAAAGTTCGCGGTAATCGACCACAAAATGGCTTCACGAATCGCCCTGCGAGAAATCAACGGTGGATTCAACACAGCCGACAACGTATTCAAAAACGGATACACAGGTCAAAACAAGTTCGGATTTGATATCTATATCTCGGAAAATCTTCCATGCTCTCAGGCTTTCACTTTGGTGAATGCAACTGAGGACAATACTTTCGTTATTAAAAACGTCACTTGGACGGCTAAGGATGCTCTCGGTGCAACTGCTGGCAATGTTTATACGGATTCTGCTACGCTCGACACTTGGGGAACTAACTTAGCGAAAGCAATCAATGGTGACACTCCTTCGACTTTCTATGTCGCAGTTGACGCCAAGAAACGAGACCGCCTTCGAACTCAAGGATTCTCGGCTTCTTACGGAACCGGCACGGATATTCTCACGATTACATCTTACGGTCGCTTTAAGGTTACTTACACGGCCGCTTCTCTCACAGCCGCAGAACAAACAATCAAAGCGATGTGTGGACAATACGGAGCTGTTGATATGGTTGTCCAAATGAACCCTCATATGCAGTACAACAAAGCACCTGCAAACTTGGGTTCGATTTTGCTTGGACACGAACTTTGGGGAACTAAGACCTTCGAGGACGGTGCTGAGCGATTGCTCAAGCTGTTAATTCGAGGCTAACAGAGGATGGTTAAAGCACGCACCTTAATTTTATTTACAATAACCCCCCCTACAAATGCCCAATAAAGGACCCGGACTCGTCGGCAAAATTGTCCTCCGCAAAGGTGGTGGTATTTTCGATGTTGATGGCAACGCTCTCTTCTCGTTTGATGAAGGCTTGACAATCATTGATCTTACCGTTACCGGAGATACAGTTCTTGGTGACGCTGTTACTGACACAACAACTATTACAGGTGCGACATCTATCAAATCCACAAGTGCTTTAGCTCTTGCTGTAGGCACAAATGGTGTAACTACTCCAGCATTTCAAGTCGACGCAGCTACGGCTACCGCTGTAACTGGTGTCAAGGTAAAAAGTGCTGCTGCTGCTGGCGGAGTCGCTGTTTCCGTTATTTCTAGCGGAACAAACGAAAATTTAACAATCGACGCAAAAGGTTCTGGAACGGTTACCATTAACGGTACTGCTACTGGAATCGTAGCTCTCCCGGCTGGATCAACAATCGGTGGTTCTGCTGTCTCTGCTCTTACGACAATCACATCAGCTTCTGCCAACGCTCTAACTGCTGGTAGGCAGGGCGCGACAAACCCAGCCTTCAATGTGGACGCTTCTGCTGCCACTTCGGTTACTGGCTTAAACGTTGCCTCTGAAGCTGCAGCTAGTGGTGTAGCTGTTTCTGCTATCTCATCTGGTGCTAACGAAAACCTCACTATTGATGCTAAAGGAAGTGGAACAGCAACAATCAATGGAACTGCTACTGGCAATGTTGTCCTCGGTGCTGCTGCAACTGGTGTCTCCCTAGCTGTAACTGCTGGTTTAACTTCTTCTGGCGCAACTGGTGCTGGTGTAGGTTATGCTACTGGTGCAGGTAGTGCTGTCACTCAGATTACAAATCGTTCAACTGGCGTAACAATCAATACCCTCGCTGGTACAATCCAAACAGATGTAACATCTCTAGCTGCTGGAGCAAGTGCAGAATTTACTGTCACGAACTCAACAGTAGCTATCGGTGATGTTATTGTTGTTTCACAGCAATCAGGTTCAGACCTTATTGCAGGTGTAGCAGGAACTACTGTTATCAATGTTGTAACTGTTGCTGCTGGTTCATTTGAACTCTCAGTAATCAATGCTTCAACGACTACTGCTGAAACTGGTGCAATCATCATCAACTTCGCTGTAATCAAAAGTGTAGCTGCTTAAATTTTTTCCTCTGGGGCTTGCGAGCCTCAGGGAAAGGATTTACAATAGGGGTAATTAACCCCAAATCTTATGAAAATATTTGTCAACAAATCGTGCGCCGGAGTGCTGGACGAGAATCAGAAACCTCTTTCTTACGCAGAAGTTGCGAGTAAAGTTTGTCTTCAGCAACCACCGCTAAATCAGCAAGGACAACCAGATGGTTTCACGCCTGACGAAATGACAAAGCGGATTAAGATTCAAGGAATTATCGACAAAGGTGGGAAAACGATTGAGTTAGAAGATGCTGATGTAGCTAAACTTTTGGAGTGCATCAATGCTACAAAATGGACAAGACTTGACAAAGACATTTTGCAATTCGTGGAAGATATGAAAGCTGATTTGACTAAAACGGATAAAATCCCTGCTGAAAAATAATTTATTAATTTTAACCCCCCTATAAAATGCCTAAAATCCAAAACATGAGCGGTTTAATCTCAATCGTCTCAGCTAAACGAGCTGCCGAAATGGTAGCGGCTAAAGAAGCTGTCTTGCTCGACGAGCCAGACATGGACGAAGATACTCCTCTCGATACTCGAAGGAATATCAAACTCAAGAAAGTGAGTAAATTAACTCGCGGAGAGTTGAACGCTCAAGCCGAGGCAGATCAAAGCGAAGTAGGTCTCAAAGGTGCGAAGAAACCAGCCAAGAAAAAAGTCGCTAACCTCGAAGAGTCCAAGAAAAAGGCTGCCGAGGCTACGGTGACAGAAGACGACGAATCTGCCACACCTGAGGAAGCGATGGCGAAAGTCGAAGCGGAAGCAAAAAAATAGCACGCCAATTTGGTTAAAGCACGCTGTTCTTTAACCTCATCGACATGTTACAACAAGCAATACCTGCGGGGGCAGAAAACGTAACCGTAACAGATACGGCTACTAGTCTCCTCGCTCTCATACGTACTGCCGCAAGCATTACGAGTTTTGAGTTTGACCCTGTAGTCAACTACGTTGTCTTACAGGTCAGTTCGGCGAGCGCAAGCGGTGTCCGCTATGCGTTGTCTTCTACTCCTACTGCATCAGCAGGAATAGAGATTACGGCTGGCAACTCTGTTTCAATTCCAGCGAGACCGGAAGATATTCTTTTGATTCGAACTGGTGCCAGTGATGCAACTGTTTCGGTTGAAGTTTTCAAAAGACAAGCAGGGTCTAAAGAATCTTAGTTTTTTACTTAAAATTTTATTATGAAAAAACTTTACATTTTTCTTCTCGCTTTATTGATGCTGGTTATTCCTGCTAGTGCTCTTGTGCCGACAAATTACACTCCGACCAACCAACAGTGGAATCTACTTAGCGGTATGCTAAAAACGCAGTACGGAATCAGTATCGGAGAAATAGCGGCACCATCCACTCCAGCGAGTGGTTTTGGTTCAATTTATTTCAAAGCTGACGGAAAACTATACTATAAAAATGACGCTGGGACGGAAGTAGAGGTAGGTTCTGGGTCTGGCGATGTGGTCGGTCCATCAAGTGCAACTGATGAAAACATCGCTGTTTTCGATTCCACAACAGGAAAATTGATAAAAGACGGAGGAAGCAAAATAAGTGATTTAGCCTTAGCAGATGACCTTTGGCTATTTCCGCCAATAGACGACTGGTATGACCCAACTGCTGGATTGCCAGTTACGCCGACAGTTGGTGACAGATACATATCCGAAGCAACTGCTAATGGTTGGACAGAAAATTATATTTACGAGTGGGATGGTAGTAATTGGGTAGAATATCCACCAGAAGAAGGTTGGATGATATGGGATTTACTTGGTCTTATTTACTATGTTTTCTTTTCAGGTGGGTGGATGGAAGTAGGTTCAGATTCTTTCCTCACTCTCGATCAGACAGCTTCTCAAACCATTGTCAACGGTCAGCCAATTTGGGACACTCTCACTGCTTCTGAATTAGTGTCGATGGACGCTAATAAAAAACTACAATCTTTAGCAGTAGCGACTTATCCCTCTCTGACGGAACTCTCTTATGTAAAAGGATTGAGTTCGGCGGTTCAGACACAAATAGGAAATAAGCAAGCAACGATTTCGTTTGGGACAGGCGTGGAAACTGCTTTAGGAGTGAATATTGGAAGCGCGGGTGCGCCAGTAGTATTTGATGGGGCTTTGGGGACTCCGAGCGGAGGAACTGCGACAAACATTACAGGATTACCTCTCACTGGTCTTGTGGACGATACCAGTACGGCTCTTGGAGTAGGAACGCTCGAACTCGGACACGCAAGCGACACGACTTTGGCTCGCTCTGCTGCTGGGGTTTTGGCAGTCGAGGGCGTAGTTATTCCTTCAATTTCCTCGACGAATGCTTTCACCAATAAAACATTCGACGCGAATGGAACTGGCAACGCGCTTTCGAATGTAGGTGTAGCTGATTTGGCTGATGGGACTGATGGTGAGTTGATTACTTATGACACGGACGGCAAAGCTACGACGATTGCGAATGGTGCTGTCGGGTATGTGTTAACTGGAACTGGTGAAGGTGCAGCTCCGACTTTTCAAGAGGCGGCTGGTGGCGGAGCAATCACAGGTGAAATCCGAATGTGGTCAACAAGCAGCGCACCGACAGACTGGCTAATTGCGAATGGGACTGCTGTCTCGCGAACAACATACTCCGCGCTTTTCGCGGTTATTAGCACGACTTATGGCGTCGGCGACGGGTCGACAACATTTAACTTACCAGATTTTAGAGGAAGAACACCGGTTGGTGTAGGCACAGGCGACGCATCCGATGCATCTGCTCACACACTCGCGGAAAAAGAAGGGGCTGAAACGCATCAACTTTCTGTAGCGGAGCTGGCTACCCATAGTCACGGATTAGTAAATTATCCGACGGTAGATTACGGCGGAACTGGCTCGGCAGGTGGTTCGCCAAGAGTCACGTCTTTAGCGGCTTCGTCAACTTCATCAGAGGGAAGCGGGACAGCTCACAACAATCTTCAACCCTCACTTTCAATAAACTTCATTATCAAAATCTAGAATGAAAAAATCTAAAAAACTCATCGCGGGAATTACTACCGTCGCAGTCGCAATCGCTGGCGCGGCTCTTTTGCCCCAAAAAACTCCTGAAGAGATTTCAATCGAAGCGCAAATCGAACAGCTTCAAATTGAGATGCAAGAGAAAGAGGAACGAGGAGAAGGGCTGACGATTACTTTGCAAAGAATAAACGAACTTAAACTACTTTTGAAATAATCGTGCAAACTATAGAACTTAACTAAAAATTATGCCTACTCCCACTAAACTTGATACCAATTTGGACAATCTCAGCCAAGTCCAAAAAGAAAAGGTCGCTGAAATTGCCAAACTCGATGCCAAAATAGCAGCACTAGAAAAAGACGAAAGGGCTGCGAAGGAAAATAAGAGAATCGCTTTGGAAGAGCAGGAAGGTATCGTCAAAACGAATAAGAAAACCTTGTTGGACATCACAGCCAACGAGGAAACTCTCGAAATCTCGCAGAAAGATAAAGTCGATGCAAATTTGGAGCTCAAAGGTTTAAAGAAAAATCTCGCTGAAAAAACTGTCTCAACTAAAAAAGCGATAACAAAACTTAACGAAGACCAAAGCAGAGAGCAGAAGAAGTTGGACGGCATCATCAAAAAGCAAACGGCTGACGAGGAAGCCTTTGAAGCAAAGATTAAAAAGCAAGCTGAGAAATTAAGATTACTCGTCTCAGACATTGGCTCGGCTGAAATAATCAAAGATGTTCAGTCCTTCATTGATAAAAGCGAAGAGGTCAAGAAAAAAATTGAAATCGGTAAAGGAAAAATAACTGAGGTAAACGCATCAATTTTAGAGAAGAAAAAGGAGCTTGTGGATATTGATGTGGAAGGGAAAAAGGAAGAGAAGGTTAAATTGACTGGTGAAGTGAAAGGTCTAAAAAAAGTCAAAGCAGAGCTGAAAGTAGAGAACGATGAATTGGCAGAAGAGCTGGAAGCAAAGGACAAAGAAATATCGAAAAAAGCTAAAGGTCTCAAAGATTTGGCAGGAGTCAAATTCAATCTTCAGTCTGATCAAGACAAAATAAGTCAAATATTCAAAATTTTGGGTTTAGACCCTGGTAGTATTTTATGATTAAAAAATTAATCTTAACGCTCTTTTCTTTTTTTTTCGCGACAGGTGCGTGTTTTGCTGATATTTATACTCCGACAGATAATCTTTGGACTCAAGCCGGGATTACTTACATCAAGCAAAACTCAGGGTTGAACTTGCTTATTTATGGAGCTAATAAATATCTAAACTTTGGCTCAACTTCTGGCGCAACTGGCTATGGCTTCAGGGACAACTCAGGTTCAATGGAAGTAAAAGATAGCGGAGGCTCTTGGAGTGCTTTTATGACTCCAACCTATATAGGCAATGTAGACATCACAGGAGACCTCGATGTCTCAGGCACTCTCACAGTCGGGACAATAGACGGAGGATTCACAACAGGTAGTGTCATCTTTGAAGGTGCAAGCGGACTGACGGAAGATAACGCTAATTTCTTTTGGGATGATACGAATGACCGTTTGGGCATCGGGACGACGAGTCCATCTTACGATTTAGATGTCGTTGGAACTTCAAGAACAAACAACAATTTATTGGTCGGTGCAACAACTGGCGAAGCTGGATTTATCGGGGCAGGAGATATTTACGCTCTCGATTCAATCAAAGCCAAAGGAGGGTTTTTCGCAGAAGCGCAGGCTTACGGAGCAGGTATAGAAGTTTTGAGCAATGGCAATACAAATATTTATGACAATGTAGGAGATGATGACGCGACTTTAACAGCATCCACTAAAACGATAACTGATTCTAACGCTACATTTGTAGCAGCTACATATGAGGGAGCATTCATGATTGTTTTAAGCTCAACTCCAAGCTACACAGGCGCAGTCGGAGAAATTATAGATGTTTTGGACACAACTCACATGGTAGTAAGTTTTGCCACTTCAAACGGAGACACCATAGTCGATGCAACTGCGATGACTTATGTGGTTTACAACAGACCAGTATTCTTCGCAGGAGATAATGGATATGTGGCAGCCACAATCGGCAACAATACAGACGCACAGTTTGGAATCAAAATTCCAGAAGGTAATGGATTTACAGGAGTATATATTGACGATATTGCAGGAGCAGACCAGCACCAAGCATTAACAATAGATGTAGACTCACAAGGTTATGACGGTATTGTAGGACTTAATGTCTTTATGCAAAATGCTTCTTCTACTAATCCATCAGACGGAGTATTAGAAGCAATGGTAAGCCTTGAAGGTAATGCGAACAATTATCTTAATAGTTCATTGAGATTTTTAGACTTTAACCTTATCGGAACTGGAACAGATAATGATGTTGATATAATGCACATAAATAATTTTCCTTTAACAAGTCATATAATTCATTCAGGTAATCCAAACGATTTAGAAAGAGCTTATTATGATGATGGTGATGGAACAACTATTGATTCAACAACTGCCTTTAATTCG